TTACGCCGACGGCGGCGACGTGCGCGATAAGACGCTCGATGAGATCTTCGAAGGAATCAAGACGAAGCTGCGCGCTCGCGCCGCTGGTGCAAAGTCCGCGAAGCGTCGCATCCCGGTCGATCTCTCTCCGGACGAGCAGGAGTATTTCGACAAGTACCGCGGCGACATCATGCAGCAGATGCGTGATGAGGCGAAGGCATCGCCGCGCATCGTGCAGGAAGAGCCGGAGGTCGTTGCCACCGGCGCTGGTCGCGGTGCTGGCTTCATGGGCATGCCGGGTCGCAAGAAGGGCGGCAAGGTCGGCAACTATGAGGGTGGCACGCGCCCGACCGGCGGCCGTATGGCTCGCAAGTCTGGCGGTCGCACGAAGAAGGGCAAGACGGACATCAAGATTGTGATTGCTGCCGGTGGCGGCCGTCATCCTCTTGAGAACATGCCGATGATGGGCGGCCCTGTTCGCCCGCCAGCGGCTCCTGTCGTTGCCCCGCCGCCCGCTGGCGGCGTTCCTCCGATGCCGATGGGTATGCCCCCGGCTGGTGGTCCGGCTCCGGGCCCGCTGCCCGGCCTGATGGGTCGCAAGACCGGCGGCCGCGTTGGTCACCGCACCTATCGTTCGTACAAGGACATGGATGCGGGCTCTGGGGGCGGCATGGGTCGCCTTGAGAAGACGGAGATTGAGAAAAACAAGCGTAAGGGCTAAACAGAGGGGGCGCTGGTCTTGTGCCAGCGCCCCTTAGTTCTCAATTAGGATCAGATGCTCACCTTCGAAATGCGGTTCAGAAACGAGCTTGAGAAGCTCGTTGAAGAACAAATCGAAACTCTCAAGGACCAACTGTCGGTCAACGCCTTTCAGGACGTTGGGCAGTTCCGTTACTTGATGGGGCGCATTGCCGCTCTCCGTGATCTCAGCGATCTATTGGATGAGGCAATGAAGAAAATCTCTTCCTAACAGACAAGGAATGAATATGGGCAATGTGATTGCTATGGCTCATGACGAAGATCCCAAGGGGCGCCTTCTCAAGGAGCTGGGGGACATTAGCAATATCGAAATCCTGAACAATCAGGTTCTGGCCGCGGTTTACATCCGGCCCGAAAAGACAAAGGGCGGCGTCATCCTGCCGGGTCAGGCGCGCGATGAGGATCGCTTCCAGTCGAAGGTTGGTTTGATTATCAAGGCTGGCCCGATTGCTTTCATCGACGAAACCGGCCGGTGGTTTCAGGATTGCAACATTCAGGTTGGTGACTGGGTTGTTTTCCGCCCGTCTGACGGCTGGAACATCACGATCAACGGCGTCCTGTGCCGGATGTTGGAAGATACGAGCGTGCGCGCGAAGGTTTCCGGGCCCGATCAGGTCTGGTAAGGAGGCAAAATGGCCGAAAAAGATGATGAAAAGGCAGAGTCTGTTCAGGAAAAGCCGGAAGAACAGCTTGAACTAGAGATTTCAGCCTCGGAAGAGGGCGGGAAGTCGTCGGGAACGCCGGAAAGCGGCCCGCCCAGCGAAGAAAATGCGCTGGAAGCGCTGAAAGCGCGCCTTGAAGAAGAGAAAAAGGCGCGACTGGATGCTGAAAAGCGCGCTCGTGAAGCATCTGAGAACGTCAACCGCGCCAATAGTGCTACGCAGAACGCCAATCTTGCGTTGGTCAACAACGTAATTGAGCGGTTTAAGAACGAAAACGAGCAGTTGAAGGCCGCATATCGCGATGCGATGTCGGCAAACGACTACGACCGCGCCGCTGAGATCCAGTTGGCGATGTCGCAGCGCGCCGCACAGCTCCAACAGCTCGAAACCGGCAAGGCGGCAATGGAGGAGGAGGCGAAAGCCCCTGCTCCGCCCACCGATCCGGTGGAAGCGTTTGCTTCCCGCCTGTCTCCGCGCTCTGCGGAGTGGATTAGGGCGCATCCGCAGTTCGTTACGGACCAGAGGCTACAGCAGAAGATGGTCGCAGCGCACAATCTGGCGCTGGCAGACGGCATCCGGGCGGATACCGACGACTACTTCGCCGCCATTGAAGACACTCTGAGGATCCGCAAGCCGACAAACGACGTGCCGGAGCAGCAGGAAGAGGCTTTGTCGGTCGCCGCGGCACCCGTACAGCGTCGCACTGGTCCGCCAGCGGCACCGGTCAGCCGGAGCGGCAACAACGCCACTGGCAATCGGGCCAACAAGTTCACGATGACGCCCGAGATGCGTGAATTGGCCAAGGCCATGAAGATGACCGACGAGGAATACGCCAAGAACTATCTTGCCCTGAAGAAAGAGGGCAAGATTACCTCTCATTAGGAGTTAATCGATGGAAGACAACAGCAATCCTCCGGCACCGCCGGTAGTCCGGCCGGGTCGGCCCCGGAAGCCCCGCAACCCAGATGGCACCCTGGTGTCGTCTGTAGAGCCCGCACAGGCGGCTCCGCAGCCCCAGGCAGCGCAGGCAACCGACCGGCTGGATATCCGGCGCCCGATGCGGGACGAAGACCCCCGCGAGGCCGCAGAACGGCGTGCGGCCGAGATTATGGCCCACCTTGGTGGCACCATGGACGAGGGGACCGATGAGTTCTACATCGATCCTCACGCCATCCCCGACGGCTGGACCTACGAGTGGAAGCGCAAGACGGTCTATGGCTCTGAGGATCCGTCCTACGCAGTATCCCTGAAGCGTACCGGCTGGACTGAGGTTCCGGCTTCCCGGCACCCTGAAATGATGCCGGCCAATTTTAAGTCGGCCGTTATTGAGCGTAAGGGCCTAGTCCTGATGGAGCGACCGCAGTCGATCACCCGGCGGGTTGAATTGACGGACAAGGATCGGGCTCGCGAGCAAATCCGGTTTAAGGAGCAGCAGCTCACCCACGCCCCGGATGGCCAGTTTACTCGCGACCACGCCCAGGCGCAGCCGAAGATCAAGAAGAGCTATGAGGCGATGCCCATCCCGAAGGAGTAGCCACCCTTCTTTTGGGATGAGTATGAAAGGACCGGGCAAAAAACCCGGTCCTTTTTTTGTGGCCTATTTGCAAACATCAAATTGTCACCGTAGTATTAAGTAGTCCGCTCCCCCCGGTGTGGGAGCTTTTTTTTAATCTGGCTCTTAGTTGCCCCGGTGTGCGACGACGAGCCTCCCGTACAGGAGAACCGCAATGGCGAACACGAACGCGCCTTTCGGGTTCCAGGAATACTACGGCGGGGCTGGCGGTGCGCCGACCTTTGCCCAGTCGACCCGGCGCGTAGCGTCCACGGACTCTACCGCTATCTTCTTCGGCGATCCGGTTATGCCGGTCGTTTCCACTGCTAACGGTTACATCACGCAGGCTTCGCCGGGCACCACGGTTGTGGCCGGCATCTTCGTCGGTTGTAAGTATCTGTCCACGTCGCAGAAGCGCACTGTCTGGTCGCGCTACTGGCCGGGTTCGGATGCCACGGGCGACGTTGAGGCTTACGTGATCGATGATCCGAATGCGCGCTTTGTCGTCATGGGCAACAGCACGACGTTCAACATCACCGGCACGCTGTCGACCTACACGTCGTCCCCGGTTGGTCAGTATGCGCAGTTCGCTATCGGCACTGGCAACACTGCCAGCGGCCAGAGCGGCGCGTACCTGAACACGCTGGGCACCACGGTGACCTATCCGTTCATCGTCGTCGATCTCATCACCTCGCCTCCGGGCTCTAACGGTGCTGATCCGACCACGGCGTACAACTGGGTTGTGGTTGGGTTCAACAACCAGATCGCCCGCACCAACGGTGCTGGCCCGACTGGCATCTCCTAAGGAGTAAAGAACCATGGCAGTCAATCTTTCAGCCATTAAGGATCTTCTCCTGCCCGGCCTTCGCGGCGTCGAAGGCAAGTACGAGATGATCCCGTCGCAGTATGACAAGATCTTCACGAAGCACGACTCGAAGATGGCGCTCGAGCGCACCGCCGAAATGCGGTACCTCGGCCTCGCTCAGTTGAAGACTGAAGGCGGTCAGACTGCATTCGATAACGGCGCTGGCGAGCGTTATGTGTACAACCAGGAGCACACTGAAATTGCTCTTGGCTACGCGATCACCCGCAAGGCCATTGACGACAACCTGTACAAGACGCAGTTCCACCCGTCGAACCTCGGTCTGATCGAGTCTTTCCAGCAGACCAAGGAAATCTACGGCGCGAACGTGCTCAACACGGCGACGACCTACAACGCCAACATCGGCGGTGACGGCAAGGCGCTCTGCGCCACCGACCACCCGATTGATGGTGGCACGGTCGCCAACAAGCCGTCCGTTCAGGTCGATCTGAACGAGTCGAGCCTTCTGAACAGCATGATCGCAGTTCGTACGAACTTTAAGGATCAGGCTGGCCTGAAGGTCTTCGCTCGTGCGCGTAAGCTCGTTGTTCCTGCGCAGCTTGAGCCGGTTGCTATCCGTCTGACGAAGACGGAACTGCGTGTGGGCACTGCCGACAACGATGTCAACGCAATCATGTCGACTGCGGGCGGCCTGCCGGAGGGCTACATGGTCAACGACTTCTTGACCAGCGCCTACTTCTGGTTCCTGCTCACGAACATTGACGGTCTGTCCTACATGGAACGCGTCAAGTTTGAGACGGACATGCAGGTCGACTTCGTCACGGACAACCTGTTGGTGAAGGGCTACGAGCGTTATAGCTTCGGCTATTACAACTGGCGCTCCATCTACGGTTCGTTCCCCACCCACTAAGGAGCTGACCCATGGGTATCACTCATCTTAGCGGGTTGGAGGTCGCAGGCGTCCCGACTATGGGCATCGGCGGTGCGCCGATGTACACGGGCAGCTGGTATTTCGTCGATCCGGTCAACGGTTCTGACGGCGGTACCGGTGCGGCTAACGATCCGTTCCAGACCGTTTATGCGGGCTACAATGCTTGCACGAGCGGCAACAATGACGTGGTCGTGATTGTTGGTGACGGCGCGACGACGGGCACTGCTCGTATGTCCACCGCACTCGCGCAGACCATCAACTCGGCTGCCACGACTGGCACGATTACTTGGGCAAAGAACGCTACCCATCTTATTGGGCAGACGGCTCCGACGCTCAACGCTCGTGCTCGTTTTGCTCCGCCGACGGGTACGTATACGGCGGCGACGTTCGGCAACTCCGGCAACATGTTCAATGTCACCGGCCAGGGCTGCTACTTCGCCAACTTCTCGGTCTACAACGGCTTCTCGACTGGTGCTACCGGTCAGGTCGCGTGGATCGAAGCTGGTGGCCGTAACACGTACGTTGGAGTCAGCTTCCTCGGCATGAACGACACTGCGTCGGCGAACAGCACGACCAGCCGCTCGCTCAGTGTCCGTGGAAGCGGCGAAAACACGTTCATCGACTGCGTCATTGGTGGCGACACCACGGCGCGTACGGCGGCGAACGCTTCGCTTGACTTCACGAGCGGCACCGCGCGCAACCGCTTCTACAACTGCACCTTCCCGTTCCAGACCAGTGCTGCTGGCGCCCTCGGCGTCACGGCCGCTGCCGCTGGCATGGATCGGTACCAGTTGTTTGATCGTTGCGTGTTCATCAACAACGTCAAGTCGACTTCGACGACGATGAGCGCCCTCGCGACGCTCGCCGCGTCCACCGGCGGCATGTTGCTGATGAAGGATCCGACCATGGTTGGCATTACCGAGTTCGGTACCGATGCCAACAGCCTTGGTCAGATCTATGTTGATGGCGCCGCGCCTGATGCCGCCACTACCGGCATCGCGGTCAACCCGTCGTAACAGGAGCACTAGACTATGGCACGCAAGTACGCTGAAGGCGGTGACGTCGAGTCTCCCTCGACTGGTGACCGCGAATGGGAACAGGACGCGGCTAAGAAGAACCAGCGCTATACCTACCAGAGCAACGTCAATGACGCAGCTGAG